GTTATGTCATCTGTGTTGGGACAGCTTAGCAAGTTTTTGCCTCGGACCGCCCCGTTGAGTAGAAGGGAGTTTGTTGACTCCTTCCGGGGCCGGAAGAGGAAAATCTATGCAGCTGCTTCGGAGGATCTCTTGAGGAAGGATTTTTCCCCGAAGGATGCTGAGGTCAAGGTCTTTGTCAAATACGAGAAGACAGATAAGACTCGTAAGACAGATCCAGTTCCTAGGGTGATTAGCCCAAGATCACCCAGGTACAATGTAGAGGTAGGGCGATTTTTGCGTCCACTCGAGGAGAGGGTCTTCCGTGCTATTGGGAAGATGTTTGGGCATCCAACTGTGATTAAGGGGATGAACTCACAGAGGAGTGGGACTGTCCTTCGGGAAAAATGGGAGAAGTTTGGTAGGCCGGTTGCAATTGGTCTCGATGCTAGTCGATTCGATCAACATGTTTCTGTCGACGCTCTGTGTTTTGAGCACGATGTGTATAATCGTTGCTTTCCTCGCAGGAGGCATCGGGACCGTCTCAGTTACTTGCTGCGTATGCAACTACGCAATGTTTGCCGTGGGTACACGGCAGACGGCAAGTTGAGATACACCACAAACGGGGTTAGAATGAGTGGGGACATGAACACCAGTCTCGGGAATTGCATCCTGGTCTGCTGCATGATTCGCGCTTACGCCCTTGATCGTGGTGTTAATTTGCAGTTGGCCAATAATGGTGATGATTGTGTGGTGTTCATGGAGCAACGAGACCAAGCCAAGTTTATGGATGGGCTTGATGGCTGGTTTCTTCGAATGGGGTTTAATATGGCGGTCGAAGACCCCTGTTACCAATTTGAGGAGGTCGAGTTTTGTCAAACCCACCCTGTGTGTGTCGGGGGCAATAATTTTATTATGGTCCGTCACCCAAAATGGGCAGTTGCTAAGGACACTTGTTGTGTACACAACTACATCACACCAAAATCTTTCAAAGGATGGTTGCACGCTGTGGGTACAGGTGGCATGGCCATGACGGGGGGTATACCGGTGTTTCAGGAATTTTATTCCGCTTATTTGCGGGCCGGTGAATTCAACCCCAATATAGAGTCTGGCCTGTCATGGGGTGTTCGCACCCTTGCCAAAGACATGACCAGGGGGTATTGTGAGGTACTCCCTGAGGTACGTGCTAGTTTTTACTGGGCCTTTGGCGTTACCCCTGATGAGCAGTTGGTGATTGAGGATTTTTATAGGGGGGTGGAGATTGGTTGTCTTCCTGTTGGGCAACTCACTTACCAATCTCCGCTTCCCCTGTAGCCGGCGGGCTCTAAACGTATGGGGTGTTGCGCATTAAATGGTCCAAAACGTTCCTATCTCAGGGTAAATATTTACGTGCTAAGCAAAATGCCGAACGACTGCACGGAACCTGCCTTAGGGTTGCGCGACATGAACAGTCTCTGTTGAGGTCGGGGATCCCATATAACCTCAAATTTTCAATTGGAAGTATTATTATTAAGAAAGCAAGCAATTTTTCCAATATTTATCTATTTCTATGCCTCGTCGTGGTGCTCGCCTTGTGGTGGTTTCTAAAACCAACAAAAAGAAGCAGGGTAAGCGACTTCGTGGTAATAAACCCAAGGTTATAGGTACGGAGGTCGGGCTCTATAGGCCTCCGAGAAACGAATTGGGTTCTCTCACTAAGAGTGTGGTTAATCCGCGTATTACATCCAGGAAGCGTCGGAAGAATTATTCTGGATTGCCTCAAGTGGTGGCCGCATACATTGATCCTTTCGACGAAGCGGCCTATTCTGTGAGGTATCCTGATTCATATTTAGGTATGAGTTCTCCGTTTACTGGTAAGTTGGTGCGCACGATCAACACGTCGTTTGCAGCGGGTGGTCTTACAGATTTGAATCTGGTTAATGTGACGCCCCTGCTAGGATCTTCACTCTTTTGTGTCACACCCGACCCGGAGGTGGCTTATGTTCAGGGTATCTGTGGGGTGCAGGCGGGGGGTGCGTTCGGGACTATTCCTGGCACCTTCTTCTGGCCCAATGGCATACTTTTTACAGCCGCCGCCGGGTCGTTGAATGCATTTTCAGGATCTTCGGGTGTGATCGACACTGATTCTTCGATTGGCAATATGGTGCAATACCGGGCCCAGTTTAGTGGTGCAAGGTTGGTTGCCGGTGGTGTCAAGATTTTCTCTGTTCAGAATTTCGCGACAATCAGCGGCACCATCCATATAGCACCTATCTTCATTGGGTTGCAAAAAGATGTCAATATTGGCGGTGGGTCTTTCGGGGGGGACAATCAACCTTTGGTGGGTTCTATGGCTAATGGATGGCAGTGTCAACTGCCCGCCAATTTGGAAATAATGTCCGCCATGCCAGGTTATGTCCAGTTCCCGATGTCAGCGCTAGAGGAGGATGAAGTGGTGTGTATCTTTAGTCGATACGGTGATGAGGCCAAGTTGTTTAAACCAACCGGGCAGATGTGGGGTACAGACGACTCCACCGGAGCACATTTGAATGGTAGACGAGGGCAGGCTGATAATAGTAATG